CTCACTGGATAAGGTTGATTTGGTGCTGACTGATCCACCGTATAACCTAGGTCTCTTCATGCAAAAAAGAGATACAAACCTCGGCGCTATGAGAGATAACCACTTTGCTGTAAGTGGCTGGGACCACGTCGAGCAGGATGAATGGGAGAAGAATATGCATGAACTGTTTGAAGAGTCGGCCCGTGTGATAAAAAAAGGCGGCTCAATGGTTGTCTGCATGTCAATTATACGTGTAGAAACCCTGATACGACTGGCCCAAGCACATGGATTCTACTATAAAACAACCGGTATTTGGCATAAGACAAATCCTATGCCAAGAAATATGAATCTCCACTTCATAAATTCGACAGAGGCTTGGGTCTATTTTGTTCACGGATCTAAAACTGGAAAATACAATAACAAGGGCAAGGCAATTCACGACTACATCCAAACTTCTACTATTGGGGCAAAAGAAAAAAAGCACGGCAAGCATCCAACTCAAAAGCCAGTTGCCTTAATGGAGTTTTTTATTGACATTCTATCTGATAAAGATGACCTTATTCTCGACCCATTCATGGGCAGCGGAACCACGCTACGAGCGGCGAAGGACTTGGGGCGCAGGGTCATCGGCATTGAGATTGAAGAACGATACTGCGAAATTGCCGTCAAGCGATTAGCGCAGGAAGTTTTATTTTAGGAACGAAGCGGAATAATGACGCACTTCTGGACTAATAACATCAGCACGTTATACCAGGCAGACGCCCGCCATTTGCCGCTGGCTGATGCTTCGGTTCATTGTGTAGTTACCAGCCCGCCGTATTATGCGCTTCGGTCCTATGGGGACAACGCGGCGATTATAGGAAATGAGCAAAGCCCCGAGGATTATGTCAATCAGCTGGTCATGGTGTTTGCTGAGATCTACCGAGTGCTTAGACCGGACGGGATAGCGTGGCTTAATTTAGGTGATAGTTACGGCGGCACCGGCCAGCAACTTGGGATCCCCTGGCGTGTAGCTTTTGCCCTACAGGACAACGGCTGGACACTCAGGTCGGATGTCATATGGGCAAAGAAATCCTGCATGCCAGAATCAATGGCTGGCACTAGGTATCAAGACGGTGTATTACGACAAGGGTCGTGGCGTTCCACCAGTAGCCATGAACACATATTCCAGTTAACCAAAGGCATGAACTATTACAGTGATGGAGAAGCGGTCAAGACGGCCTTTGCCGACGCGCGACATGGGGCGTCCGGCGTAAAAAACCTTGCATACTCAGATGGAAGTGGTCGCAATGGCGATAGTGGGCTGACAGAGTTTAGAGGCGATACCGGAGCCAACCGCCGTGACGTATGGCGTGACATATCACCGGAACCCTACGCTGGCGAACATTTTGCCACGTTCCCACCAGACCTTCCACGTTTATGCATACAAGCTTCCACCAGTGAAGCTGGCGTCTGCGGTTCATGTGGCAACCAGTGGGCTAGGGTAGTGGAACATACCAACGCAACGGCAACGAGTCAGATTTCAGGATATATGGACAAGTCTGGACGCTTTGACAGTAACGGCAACAGCGGTTTTCTAGGCTCAAGTAACCTCACGCTGGCATGGAAGTCAACTTGCGACTGCAATGCTGACAAGATACCAGCGACAGTATTAGACCCATTCGCTGGCACTGGCACGACATTACTGGCGGCCCAACGGCTGGGCCGTTCTGGTGTCGGGGTGGATTTGAGTGAGGATTATCTGAACCAGGCAGTCAAGCGACTGAGCAAGGAAACGCTGCCGATGATGTTGGTGTAATGAATAACACGGCACGACAACGCGCCCGATATTGGGCCATCAAGTCGGCGATGGCCATGCCTGGGGTAATGTTTGAGATCCGCTCGGGCGATAGCTGGTGCCGGTACACCTTCATTGATGGGCTGATGCATACCAGCAGCCAATGGCGGGGAAAGCTGGAGCCATATAAACCGTGGAATATTGACAATTAAAATCCCCCATGCTTTAATCCGGGGAAGTGACCTTTGCGGAATGTGTCCAGGGCAACCGCCCGAATCCGTGGAGGTCTTTTATTTTGGGTTTATTGGATCGGTTCAGAACCAAGCAACCGGCGAATACCGAAGTAGCTGCCACGGTTCCCATGCACATGGGGGCGGGTCAAGCTGCATATCCCAATACTTCCTATTTAAACCTTGCATCCGAAGGCTACGCCAAGAATCCCATTGTCCACGCTTGTATCCGCGAACTGGCCAATGGTGCAGCTGCGGCAACTTACTATGTACAAGCCCCGTCCAGCGATGGGGGAACCGTACGGGTTGACCGTGGGGATTTATACAACCTGATAACCAGGCCCAACCGCCGCCAGGATTGGAACGCTTTTATCAAGCTATTGGTGACTTATTTGCAAGTTGCGGGTAATGCCTACGTGCTGAAAGAACGCAGCCGAGGCAACCAGGTCATGGCCATGTATCTGCTGCGCCCGGATCGAATCCGGATTATTGCAGGGGATTACGGCGCCGATGGTTTCGTTTATACCGTGGACGGTAAAGACCACTATATCGACCCAGCTGATATGTGCCATATGGCGCTGCCAAACCCATCGGGTGACGTGTATGGTTTATCACCCTTGCAGGTATTGGCGCGGATTGTAAACCTTGATTTATCCCTGACCGATTTTGCCAAGAACTTTTTCCAGAACGCGGGGGTTCCTTCTGGTTTATTGAAACTTAAAAGACGCATCACCAGCAGCGAGGAAGCTGCCGCCGTTCGGAATTCGTGGCGCAGTAAGTTCGGGGGGCCAAACAACCAGCACAACGTGGCCATCCTGGACGATGACGCCGAATACCAGACATTATCGTCAGCGCCCAAAGACATGGATATGACGGGAATTCACAACGACACCGAGTCGAAGATCTGCGCCGTGTTCAATGTGCCAGCCATTATCGCTGGGGCAAATGTAGGACTTCAGCGCGCCACGTATAGCAACTACAAGGAAGCCAAACTATCCTTCCATACTGACACCCTTGAACCGCTGGTGGATGATATCCTGCGCTTCCTCAACTATAACCTGGCCAGTGAATACCGCAACAACGAAACCATAACGGTCGATTGGGCTGCAATGCGCTCGGGCCTTGATGACAAGATGGGGGAAACCCAGCAGGTCACGGCCCAATACCAGGCGGGGATTATCTCACTGAACGAAGCGCGGACCGCCCTGGGGATTGATAGCATTGCGGGCGGTGACGTCAGGCTGGTGGGAACTGCCACTTTTGAATTGCCTGTGGGTGAATCTGCACCGGTGGCCGTTGGTGCGCCAGCTGTAGAAGAAGCGCTGGCCATTGGGACATACAAGACCCCGACGGTAGTACTGGAGCCATTATCAAAAGCGCCACGGGTAGCGAACCGGGCGCGTTCTTTAAGCCGTGACTTGATACAGGACCGAGAAGAAGAAACCGACCGGATGACCCCGCAGATACAGAAACACTTTCGGGGAATACGCAACCGGATCGATGGGATCCTCGGCCGTTCAATGGAACGGGGTGTCAGTAATGAAAAGGATTATCCATTTGAAACTGATGACCTGGTGCCTACCACTGAGATCAACATATTAGCCGAAATTGTACGGGGCGCCCTGGTCAGGGTAAGCCAGAAAACATTCGACCGGATGAACGCAAGCGGTGTCGCTGGAACCCTGGACTGGTCGGAGAAGCTGCCACTGGTTAGGCGGGTAATAGACCGGGCGCAGCAGCAAGCCACGTATATCCACTTCACAACGAACAAGAACGTCAAGCAAGCGGTACAGACTGCCCTTGAGCGGGGTTACTCAATCGAACAATTAGCCCGTGGGGTTCTTGATGACGATTTCAAAGGGCTGCGTTCACTGTTAACCGAAACCGAAGCCCGTTCCCGCATGATAGCGCGGACCGAGGTGATGCAGGCGCAGAACATGACCAGCGTGGGGTTCTATAAGGAGCAAGGGTTTGAATTTGTGATGGCTGATGACGGTGGGGACGATGACGATAATTACATCCCGCCCGGGGATCCCTACGGGTACACCTGCAGCCAGCGGAACGGCCAGGTCTACACGGTCAATTCTGCCATGAATATCGACGATCACCCCAATGGGACATTGAACTGGATACCGATGCCCAGGGATTACCAACCGCCAACCGGGACACTTTAACGGGGGGAACTATGGATAAGAAATTTATTATATCGGACGCGAAAGTCCTGGATGAAAGACTCGGAATAGTAGAAGCATACGTCAACACTATGGGCGTAGTGGACCATGACGGGGATGTCATAGATCCCAACGCCTTCAATAGCTCACTGGTGGAACCGATACACGTTCCGGTATTGGCTGGGCATGACCACGGTTCAATTATTGGCAAGGTGCTTGAAGCCCATCCCCACCATATAGCAGGGGATGAATACAAGCTATTTGCCAGGATGCAACTAAACCTGGAAACCCAGGCTGGGCGGGAAGCCTTCAGCAATATCGCAAATAACTTTATCCGTGAATGGTCGGTGGGTTTCAACATACCGAGCGCTGATGCCGTGGTATATGACCGGGGCGGTCAGAAGGCCGTACGGCGCATTAACGCCCTTGATTGGGTGGAAGTATCCAGCGTTATCCGGGGCGCGTCACCGGCAACGGGAACCATTGCAGCAAAGTCAGCGGACATGGACACCGAGGAAAAGCCATATCCCAACGAACACGCCTGCCGCATGCGGGAACCTGGTGATTTTGAAATCTTCAGGAATAGAGAAGAAGTCGCCGCCGGCAAAACTATCCGCGTGATTTACGGGCAGGAAAAAGGAACCGATGAATGGGACATCCAAAGCTACCGGATGCCCACGTCCGAATGGTCGGAAGCGGAAGCCCGTGGGTATTGCTCCGATCACGACGGGATTAAATTCGAGCCAGCAACCGGCGAGGATTCAGAATACGAAGCCGCTGCCGCCTCCAGCACGTCAGACAATGATGCCCTGGACACGGTAAAGGCCAAGCTTCGCCTTCTTAATCTACGCATTGAACTAGAAAAAATAAAAAAGTAGGAAGGTACGTTTTGAGTAGTAAAGAATTACGGGAAGAAGCTGTCAATTTGGCAGCCCAGGCAGCAGTTGCCGTGGAAGCAGAGGACGTCGAAGCCGCCACCAGAATGGTTGAAGATTCCAAGGCGTTAATGATAAGGGCCGAACAGCTGGACGCAGCCGCGTCCCAGGTCCGGAAGCTACAGGGTGAATATAGCCAACCGGTCAACACCATTCCGGTCACATCGAAAGACGTGGCAATCTATGACCAGCAAGACACGACTGCCCGGATCAAGAGCGATTATAAACCGGCGTCCTTTATCAAAGGACTTCCAGGAATGGCGCAGCCGTTGTGGGTCCAGGAGCAAATGGGAAGCAACCTTAAGGACGAAGCCCGGTTCATGACCGACACATTTCTTAAATGGATGGCGGCACCAACTGAAAACCAATTCTGGAAAATGGCAACGCCAGACGAAGCAAAAGCAATGCAAGAAGCTACTGACGCCGAAGGCGGGTTTTTCGTCCCGGAACAATTCATTAATCAGGTAGTCCATGACCCAGGAGTTCCGGGATCCCAGCTGCGGCCACTCTGCAACGTAATCAGGGTAGCATCCAAGGATGGATATATACCCACGATGGGCAGCGCGACCTGGGCAGCAATAGCGGAAGAAGCAGCACCAAGCGAGTCCACGCCAACCGTGGGCCAGGTGACTTTTTCCATCGAGAAATCCGGCGGGCTTGTCAAGGTCAGCCGGGAATTATTGGACGACTCGGCCATCAACCTTCCGGCACTGCTTTCGCAGATATTCCAGGAAGCCGCCGGGCAGTTTGAGGACACCGGAATTATCTCGGGGAATGATACGACCCAATACGCCGGTATCATGTCCAACGCGTCGGTGGCTTTCTACACGATGGCCAACGCGACTTCGGTTGTGGGCGCTGACCTGATTGGGACCTACTACGCCCTAAATGCCCAGCACCGGGCCAATGCTTCGTGGGTGATGAAATCTTCCATAGCAGCACTGGTCAATTCAATCGCTATAACCGCCGCTGGCGTTCATAGCATCCCAAGTCTAACCGCTGCACCGGCCGACTTCATACTCGGCAAGCCGAACGTCCTAACCGATGTAACGAGTGGCTTGGGTGGCAATATCACGTCCACCGAAAAGATTGCCATTTTCGGCGATTTTAAACAGTATTACATCTTTGACCGTGTAGGGTTCACGATCCGCAGAAATGACGACCTCTACATGGGCAATGACCAGGTCGGGTTCTTCGCAACCCGCCGGGGTGATGGACAAGTCGGCCTGGCCGAGGCGTTCAAGATCCCACGAGCCGCTTAATAATATGATGGGGCGAGGGGTTTAATTGGTATCAATAGCCGAACAATTAAGTGATGAACGCTTTGAAGGGATCGTTCTTTTGGATGGCCTGGATGCCGCTTGTGTAGGCGTTACAGACAGTCGGAACGGGGACGTGCTTTCGGCGGTTTACGATATCGACAAAATCATCGCACTGTTAAGCCGTGATATGGGTTTTGATGATGCGTGGGAATGGTTCAATTACAATATAGCGGGGCTATATACAGGGGATCAATCGCCCATATTTATCAGGACCCTGGACGAAATAACACTATAAGGGGGCGGGGCTACGGTCCCGCGCCCAACTTTGGAGGAAATTATGGCAAAGAAACTTTGCATCCAGAACTTTACCAATGGAGCGACCGGGTTGGCCTATGAAGCCGGCGTTGAGTACGACGTCCCGGCGGCAACCCTTAAAGCTAATCCCAATTACTTCCAGGAAGTCGAGGGCGGGGAAGCCCCGGCAGAGGAAGCCACCGAAGAAAAGGCCGAGGAAACCGAAGAAAACAAAGAAGCAGAAACGGCCGAGGATAAATAGTAGATGGTAACGCGCCACACATACGCGACAGCCGACGACCTGCGGGATTACCTGGCAGGGACAACGTATTCCAGCGGATGGACTGCCGACGCTGCCACGCTTCGGCGTGTGCTTGAGGGCGCCAGTGACCGCATTGATTTATATTGCGGGGGTGGAACCTTCGGCCCCGTGACGGCAACCTTTGCATTCGACATAGGTTCCGGTAATCTGCGGGACTCGGTGCAGCCGTTCATGGTGGGTGGGCGCAATGCTATTCGAACCACTTCGGAAATGGTCCCCATTATCAGGCTGACCGATTGGCTAATATCTGCCACCACGGTGACTGCCTACGATGGAACCGCCAGGGATAACAACACGGTTTTGACGGCAGGATATAACGCCGATTATTTCCTGATGCCCTATAACAGTTCACCGAAAACAATTCTAAAACTGAACGAAGATACCGCCGACACCCTGGACGCTGGCCAGCAAACGTTGACCATCCTGGGGGAGTGGGGATATACGAACGACACCATCCTGGTGACTACTGCGGACGCGGTAGCGAGTACCACGGCCACGTCGGTCAGTGTAACCGCAGCGGCCAACTTCGGACCGGCCCAGACGGTGCTTATAGATAGTGAACAAATGTATATAACCAGTATCAGCGGAAACACTTTGACCGTTGAACGTGGAGTCAATGGGACCACGGCGGCAACCCATTCGGGCGGGGCAAATGCTTCCCGCTACGATTACCCGCCGCTGATCGTCCAGGCGTGTCTTGATATTGGAAAGATTATGTTTCGGAACCGGGACATGGGTTCAGCTGGAACCATTGGGGGTGGTGCCGAGTCAATGACCACCAGCGAATCAGAAATCCGGTCGGTGTTGATGACCATTGCCGATTACCGCGCCACTGGCACGTCTAGGGGGGTGATCTTTTAATGGCTGAAGCCTTCCAGGTAAAGATAACAACAACCGGGCCATTGTTTGACCAGGCCACAATTGCCAAATTCCAGCCCATCATCAACCGTGGGCTTTTAGATTTGGCGATATTTGAAGGGGCAAATAAGGTCAAGGAACAACTATGGGGTCCGAGGACGAAGGAAGCATACCTGGCATCGACCCCAGCCCAACGCCACGGCGCATATACCCGCAACCTGCGGAACCATATATGGGCCAGTTTGCGTGGCAATAATGAAGCGCGTGTTGATGCTGGTTCCAGTATGAAGGGCAAAAATATTGTTTATGCCGACAAAATTGAAGAAATGTATGGCATGTTTGAGAACACCAAAAAGGATTTGAACCGAAACGCCACCAGGTTGGGGGACAAATATATAGGGGATCCCATCATTGAATTACTAGGCGGCCAACCGTGAGCAGAAGTGGGGCATTGGATCGAATAGACGCGCTATTGTCCGAGATTACCGACCCGCCATTTGTGGGGGTAATCAGGGCTGAACCATTAGCCCTGGCAGGGACCCCGGTGGTTTGTTTTTGGGTCAATGGTCGGGTAGATAACCACCAGACCCTGGGGGACATAGGCAGCACAACGACCATCATGGTCCGGGCCTATTGGCGGCTGCAGTCGTCGCGGGTAGTACAGGAAGCGATTGAACTGGATATATGGGACGCAATGGTAAACATAGATTCCAAGCTGAGAAGCGACGCCAACCTGGACGGCAACTGCACCGATTCCAGGGTGGGCGCAGCCACGGTGGTCAATATGCAAATCGGGGACGCTATCTGCAGGACGGTAAGCATCCCATTCGAGATTGACATATACGGGGAAATAACAATTACACCATAGGGGTGAACGATGGCAAAAAGAAGCGGACTCGGGCAGGAATTTTATATATCAAGCTATGATCTATCGGGTGACGTGGCCAGCATTGGAACGATGGCAACACCACGGGAAGCCCTTGACGTGACGGCCATTAACGCTTCGGCCCATGAACGGGTGATGGGGCTGGCAGACGGCAACATATCCTTCACGTCTTATTTTAATGACGCCGCTGGCCAGGAACACGCCGCATTGTCGGGACTGCCGACCACTGACGTCCAGATATCGTGGCTGATTAGCGGAACCCGAGGGGATCCCGCCGTCAGTATGGTAGCTAAACAGATTGACTATAACGGGACACGTGGAACCGATGGAAGTTTGACCTTTGACGTTAACTGCAATTCAACGGGAACGGCCCCGGATTGGGGCGTTTTATTGACTGCCGGTTCTGATACCCATTCCAGCGCGGGGGCAACTGCCAGCGTAGACAACGGGGCAGCCACTTCCAACGGTTTGGTGGCTTATCTGCACCTTGTAAGTATTGCCAGCGGATCGGCAACGGTAGCGGTCCAGGGGTCATCCGATAACGGGTCCAGTGACGCCTTCGCAAACGTGGCAGCCTTTACCGCTGCCAGTGCAGGAGCAACCGAGAGGATAACGGCCAGCGGAGCCGTGGAACGGTACTTGAGAATCAACACCACGGGGACATTCAGCAACGCGGTTATTGTTGTGACAGTAAGGCGCGGCACTGCCCAGGATGACGTGAGCTTATGACCAGTAATTTCACCCATTGGAAAGTTGTTCGACCAATCGCGACGCATTTTCAGTTGGTGTCTTGTGTTGAATTTAATTGTTCAAAATATTGGAACGGCTGGAAAACAACGGTTCCGATTAATAGTGATGCCGCTGAATATATGCGGCGCCTGGGTAAAGAATACCGAGAAGAACGAAACAAACCGGGGTTTATAGATTTTATATTTGCACCTGGTCAAGAATGTTTTGACGGTATGACTGACAACCACCGGAACCCGGTGGAACGGGACCCGCTTTTTCTTTGCGATAGCCGGTCATTAAGCGGACCGGAATGGCTGGAAGGCATGAACGAAACACTATACAAAATCAGGAGGGTCAGAAATGGCTAAGGAATCAGGGTTAGGAATGACCGTCGCAGTTGACGATTCGGGTGGAAGCGCCAGGACTATATCAAACGATATTGTGTCTGCAGACATGGCAACACCCAGGGAAGAATCAGATATCACCGGATTGGACAAGTCAGCACGGGAACGGTTGCTTTTACTTGCTGATTTAAGTTTCACCTATAACGGGATATTTAACGATTCGAGCAATATGAGCCATGACGTATTTAAGACGGTTCCATCCACCAGCGTGGCCAGGACCGCAACGAATACGATATCAGGGCAAGTATTAGCGGCCGAAGTGTTTTTTAATGATTACCCGTTAAGCCGTGGGACTGATGGGTCATTGACCTGGACAGTAACGGGCCTTCTTGCTGGTGGCGCAGTTCCGACGTGGGCATAGTATGACCACCACCAACGGGAGTAAACCCGCTACAGGCAAAACCGGCGGCTTTCGTATACCCGAAGAACTTGTCAGGTTCAAGCTGACGGGTTCATATGAAGGCGCGTGGGTTGTTTGTCGGTTGAATGTTTCGATGAAGTATTACGCCCAGCTGAGGGCCGCCGCTGATGCAGAAGATCAGGCGGCAATGGCCACGTTATTCGGGGACCATGCCCTGGCTGAGTGGAACCTGGAAGATCCCACCGGCGAATCATTACCGGCCAACGGTGAAGGCATGATGGGAATACCACTTCAAATGGCCATGCAGATCGTGGCCGAGTGGGTGGAACAGGTGTCGGGGGTGTCAGACCCTTTAGGGCAGCCATCCGGCGATATAGAAGCGTTGGCGGCGCTATCGACCGAGATGGGCGAATAGTTAGGAAGCCCTGGGAACTGGAAGAAGCGGAACTGATTGACGGGATCTGCCAGCGATATGGTTGTTTACCGTCCCAGCTGATGGATGAATCGGTAACAATTCTCAGGATGTTGGCAATAATTAAAGAAGGAAACCCGGAAGAAAATAATGGCGAATGAAGTCGAAATTGGCATCGGTGCTGATAGTTCTGGAGCAGTAAAGGGAATCAAGGAAGTCCAGACTGGCTTCGGTAAAATGTCGGCCACTTTTGAAAAGCACCGAAAGAAAATCGGTGTCGGCCTGACCGCATTGGGCGGCGGGTTAACTGCGCTCGGTGGTTTATCTCTCAAATCAGCGCAGGACGAAGCCATCGGTATTGCCAAACTTGACCAGGCACTTAAGAACGTGGGGACATCCTACGATACAACCAGGGAAGCCATTGAAGCGTCAATCGCCGCAACCCAGGCCAAAACCAACTTTGGGGACGAAGAACAACGGGAAGTCTTGTCGAAATTGGTGACGGTGTTGGGTGATGAAGAAAAAGCCCTGGCCGCATTGCCCGCAGTCCTGGACGCTTCCGCAGCTTCCGGGAAAAGCGCGGGGTCAGTGGCCGAAACCATGTCAAAGTTCCTCGCAGGGTTGGCCAATAATTCGGACGCGGTCGGGATATCAGTTGATAAAACGGCCACATTCAGCGACAGATTAGGGGCCGTACTTGATAAAGTCGGCGGCCAAGCGGAAGCGACTGCGGACCCATTGGTCCAGCTGAAGAATAGTACGGGTGACTTGCAGCAGGAATTCGGGAAGGCGTTACTGCCAGCCCTGGAAGCAATTGTCCCGCCCATGACTGAGTTAATAACGAAGATAATTGCGTGGACGCAGGAAAATCCAAAATTAACCGCCGCAATTACAATCATTGCAGCGGGTATCGGTGGCCTTGCCTTGGTATTGGGGCCGATTCTTTTGATTCTGCCCGGCATTACCGCAGCGGTGGGATTGTTAACGGTGGCCTTTGGTTCCCTCAGTCTTTCCATGCTTCCCATTACGGCGGTCGTTGTGGGTATCGCGGCAGCCATAACCGCTGGGATTATCGTGTGGAAAAATTGGGACACTATCGTCAACGTGCTGCGTAAAACCTTTGAAAAAGTTATGACTTTTATTAAGAACATTGTCGAAAAGGTGTTCAATTTCATCACCGACCTTTACGAATCGAAGCTGGGCTGGCTGCTACCAGCTGGGCCATTGGTTAAAGGGATTTTGTTTTTAAGGGATAACTGGCGGGAAGTATTTGACGCCATTAAAACCATTACCAAAAACGTCACCGAGTCGGTATCTAATTTCTTTGGGGGAATGAAAACAAAAATATTAAGCGTGTGGGATGACATTGTTGGCGGTATACGTGACGCCATTAACTGGATTGTGGATAAGATCAATACATTCATTGGGTCATGGAACCGGATACAGTTGAGGGTTCCACGGGTTCGACTTCCTGAGATCCTCGGCGGTTATACCGTAGGGGGCCAGGTGTTTGGCGTGCCACAACTTGGCACAATCCCCAGGTTGGCAAATGGTGGCATTGTAAGAAGCCCAACCCTGGCAATGATCGGGGAACGTGGACCGGAAGCCGTGATTCCCTTGAACCGCTCCGGGGCTGGTGGAATTAACGTCAATATAACGGTCAACGGCGATATTGTAAGTGATGACTTTGAACAACGTGTGACCGCAGCGGTCAGGGACGCCGTGCTGGGCGGCGGCTTCCGGGGTATTTTGGCTAGAGCGTAATTATGGCAGTTGCAACGTATAAGCTCGAAATAGATTGGAATAATGACGGGGATTTCACTGATACCGGTGATTCCCTCGACATGGGGCGCGTGCGGACGGTGTCCTGCGACTTCGGACGTGATAGGGCTTCCCAGCTGACGGGCAATTCCAAGGCTGGAACGCTGAAGGCCGTGGTTGATAACCGTTCGGGTGACTACTCGTATTTTAATGCCAGTTCGCCGCTATATGGGAACCTGCTACCAGGGCGCCCGGTGCGCTTATTGGCCAGCAGCGACAGCCTGACAGACCAACCGGTCTGGCGGGGCTTTCTAACTAAAATTACGCCAATGGTCCGAGCGGGTGGGGATTCAACGGTCACACTGGAAGCCACGGGACCGCTGGGCCATGTGAACCTGGACCAGATTAACGTTCCAATGGTTACAAACCAACGAACCGACCAGGTAGTGGATGACATCCTGGACGCCGCTGGATGGCCAGCTGGAGCCGATTACCGGGCCTTATCCACGGGCAAGACTACCATTGGCAGGTATTGGAAGTCGGGGGCTTACACGGTCGCAGCATTGCAGGAAGTAGAGGAAACCGAAGCTGGTTTTATATACGAAACTAAAGACGGCAAAATCGGATTCGACGACCGCCATGCACGACTGAGCGGGGCCGCATTGACCAGCCAGGCCACGTATAGCGACGCGGCTGGGGCTGCTCGGGTCTATAACAAGATAGACCAGGACGACCCACTTCCCCATATATTCAATATTTTTGAAACCGAAATCATAACCTACACCACCGGCAGCGTTGCGGATCTATGGACCCTGAGCGAATCGGGGGCCAATTCCCCGAGCATTGAACCCGGATTAACTGCCACGTATATCGCCCGATATCCTACGCCTGGGGTAGCTGGAAACGCCGTAGGGGTGGGGACATGGACAACGGTGGCTGCTACTACTGACATGACGGCCAATACCGCCGCTGATGGATCAGGGACAAACATTACGTCAGATATCGGAATAGCGGTTTCCAAAAGCTCGGAAACAATGTCAATAACTTTGACCAATAACAACGCAGCGAAGGCATATATAACGTTATTAAAGGCACGGGGGACGCCCATTACATCCAACAACCCGGTAACAATCCAGGAAACCGACGCCACCAGCAAGACCGCCTTCGGGGAAAGAACCTGGCCAAGTAAAACGAAATTTATCCCGACCACGGCCGAGGCTGCGGAATGGGGCAAGTTCAACATCGCAATTTATAAGGATCCCACGCCAGTTCTGAAATTGTCATTCGTGGCCAACCGTGACCAGAATTCACTTAACGAAATGATCCAGCGGGACTTGTCCGACCGGGTGACGGTAGTGGCCCAAAACAACGCGAACCTGGCCATCAATGGGGACTTTTTCATTGAAGGAATATCCCACACTATCAGCAATAACCGGTTTCACATTGTGACGCTTTTATTAAGCTGGGCGGCACAATACAGCGATTGGTGGGTGTTAGGGACCAGCAAGTTAGGAACCAGCACACGGCTTTCGTATTAAAGGGGGGATTTATTTATGGCATGGACAACACCGGCAACGTGGTCAACGGGCCAAATAGTCGAAGCGAGTGACCTTAATGCCCAGATCAAGGGCAACATGGAATTGACCGCACCGGCGCTATTCAGCGCCCAGGGTGACATTCTATACGCTACGGGCGCCAACGCCCCGGCACGGCTGGCAAAGGACACCAACGCCACCAGGTCATTGACCAACACGGGGACAAACAATAATCCGGCATGGGCGCAGGTGGCCCTTGCAACGGGTGTTTCTGGAACGCTACCGGTAGCCAATGGCGGGACCGGTGCAACCAGTTTGAACGACCATTTTGTCCTGCTGGGTTCGGGAACTGGTGCGGTAACTCCGATTACACCAGGCAGTTCGGGGCTTGTATTGACCAGCAACGGGACGGGATCCGATCCCACGTTCCAGGCAGCGGGGGGAAGTTCTAACTCGGCCGACACGATGGTCGAAACAATGATGTATTCATAGGGGGAATTATGGCAAGAGGGGATGTAGTAGCGTATTGTGATCAATTGGCAGCTTCAAGCGCACAGGATATTAGGCCCGCATCGGGTGTTGAGTGGGTTATTAAAGCCTTTGGTGGTGATCTTAACGGCTGGGTATATTTATACGGCACGAATGGTAGTGATAATGCCATTTTTGTAGAAGGCGCACTGGCGAAGGTTTATGGGGGTACATGCACTATACCTATAAATAATACAAATTACGTTAAGATTAGCAATAATAATAGTGGTGGTATTGGTAACTATTTTGTATCAGGATACATTACTAAGGATTAAGGGGGATTGATGGCACGAAGTACGTCAGAAATTGACGCAATAATCGCAGGGTTGAAAACAAATAGGGACACACGTGATACATACCTGGAAGGCAAAGCGGCAGCTTTTGACGATTCCAATGCGGTGGAAGCCGAACGGATACGGAGCGTCAAGCACACAGAACAAGCTGCGAAGAATATAAACCTTTGCGTATCTTGCAAGGCTATTAAAAACTCCACTGGCGGCGTTGTCGGGCTACGATGTAACACGTATCTCATAGAGGATGTTACCGGGCCGACCCGATTAATTGACGGGAGTGAAGTTGCCGGCCTGGTGGAGAAGGGGCTTAAAACTTTGTTAGTCGATGAATCCTTCACGGTAACGGGCGCCACCACGGTCGAAAATCTTTAAGGAATAAAGATATGGGGAAACATCTGCAATTAATCGGAACCCTTGTACCGCTGGTCATTGTGGCCGTGGGTTTAATAGGCTTTGTTCTGACTTTGCGTTCGGATATAACGGCCGCCCAGGCCCAGATGGTGGAACTACGGCGAGAACTGCAATTAGTGAGCCAGTCCAGCAGACAGACCGAAATTGACATAAACAAACTCAATAAATTGATTGAAGATTTTGACGAGATCGAAGCGATAACCGAAGAAGTCGATGTCCTGATTTTCCGAATAGACGAATTAACCGAGGAAGTGGGGTCCAATTCCCCAGCCATTGAAAAACTCAAAACCGGCCTGGCCATAGCCAATGACCAGATGAACACTATCATGGCAGACCATGCATATATGGGCGATATGCTATCTGAATTAGGGAAGTCACAGCCGTCAGGGGAACGTCGTGATTATGGCGGCTACGCGGGGTATTGATGAAGTGGTTGAAGCGGATATTCAAACGCCCCAGCAAGAAGGTTGACCCGGCACCTGGTCGGATTATCTACCAGGAACCGGACGGGCTGGGCGGCATCTTAACTATACGGGTTTATTGATGAATGGCTGCGGACGATTTACAGGAACGACTATTAGAACAAGCCCGGGAGATCGAGCGGTTGAAGGGGAAAAGCTCGACAACCTTGAGCGGCACCGAGTTTTTGACGATCATATTTTTGTTCCCGCTGATAATGGCTTTTGTAGTGTTGGGAATTCTCATAGTCTACAAGACAACGACGAATCCTTCCGAAGTGGCGCCCCATCTCGACCTGGTGCTCGTGGCTTTTGCCACGTTCTCGGGTCCGGTCACGGCGTTTATATCCATATTGGGGCAACGACTCATGGCTGATGCGAAGGTTAAAAGCGAGGTGGAATAATGTTATCAATTGGAACCCTTATCAGTAACATAGCTGCCTGGATTACAACATCCACCGGAACCCATGAAGCGGTTGCGGTATGGTTGTCGATGCTTGTAATTGCGGCGTGTGCTGCGGTCATTACCGTGGGCGTGCTGGCCCTGGGATGGCGATATAAGGCGCTGATAGTCAGAAACAAGCAGGTACGCTTTGCCAAGATATTTATTCCATACGTTCCGCGCATTGGCTTTTTGTCAGCACTGCGGATACCCATGCCCCGGTTCCGGTTTAATCTCAGCGGATGGCGTGGGCTGGCCACAAGTGTGGGAATTGTAGCTGCTGGGTTTAGCCTGGCATTGACCACCGTCATAGCTACCACGAGCGAAAATCCCAAGATCTGGCCAGATAGTGGCGCTTCCTACCAGCTGCCGCTTATCTTCGGCGAGAAATTACCACCAGACCCCGAGTATCCATCCCAGCAAAGTCAGACCTTGCAGCTGAACCTCGGGGACAATTCCAGGCTGGATAAATTGGCATTTGAGAACATGAGCCTGGGCAAAGCCAACCTGGCCCGATGCGTTGATATCACATATGCCACGACCGGGGTGGCCACGACTGCCTTTTTACACACAGGGAAAATATCTTTATTGAATGTTAGTGCGCCCACATTTGTGACAACGGGCGCCGAGATATCCCAGCTGAACCTTGCGGGATCCATTGACGGTTCCAGCGTAACACCGACCCAGGATTCCACGGTTCCCGAACTGGTGGTCAATTCAGACCGGGGCGCAGGGACATTCGAGTCTAAGGACTCGACCGTTGACCGTATCGTTATCAAGGTTACGGGATCCCCGAAGGTGGGCGAGATCATTTTCAAAAACGTGAACTGCAGTGTCGGGGAATGGCACATCAGCAACGTCAAGGCGGGTTTGATGGAACAAGACGCGGACAGTAAATTCGGAAATGGGACGGGTATTGATGTACCCAGCTATACCGTATCCCCTGGGGTAAAGATACGCGGCGGCTCCACTTCCGGGCTAGTTGACCGACCGATAAATGTTAGGTGATGAAATGATAAAAGCGATCAGGTGCAAACTAGGGTTCCACAACTACAAGGAATACGGCTGGGGAAGGCGGCGATGCTGTTGTGGCATTGATGAAATCTGCCTATACGCCAACGGCCAGACCATGTGGGTCAGTGCGAAGGAATACGACGCATGAGGCCGGTGCAGCGTAATTCTGCCAGCCAGATGTTCGCGGATAATGTAATTGATAGGATGAATCATTTTATGAGTCCTCAAGGCCCGTGGGTGAAGCTGGAGCGGAAGGTGGCGGTACTACAGGCCCAGATGTGGCTTGTATTGGCGGGCATTGGGCTTCTCGTGGGTCTGATGGGATCATTATTAGTGGTGGTGATTAAATGATGGGGAAAATACGTCCACAAATTTTGACTGCTATTTTATGCGGTACAATATTCTCAATGTTTGCGGCATGGATAGGGATGCAAATGGGAGCCATTGAAGTTCTGACGGGCTTAATTGGCGCATTGTTTGGGTTCTTGGCTGGAACGGCTATGAAGATATTAGAAAATGAATAACTGAGAACCCGCAACGATTGGCTTTTTTGCCCCACAAAATAGCCATTCTGGGTTCGCTCCTTGAGTTGGGCGGGGTTGTGGTTTAGTTTCCCCTTTACCTAGCGCCGCCTGACTTTTGGCAAAAAGAAAGGCCACCGTATTGGTGGCCTTTTTCTGGTTATTGGTTAAGGTCTACAGCATCAAACATTTTAGATGCCCATTCTGAATTCATAGCAAATTCATTCAATAATCGCTTTGGAATTTTGAAGCCACTAGAATCTAATTCTCCATCCATAGTGACGTAAAAATAATCTCGGCCGATTTCGTTTCCGCAATAGTGGGAGCGGTGTTCTTCGTTTGAGGTTTCATGCCGGATCAAAGCTAAACGAGTCTGTCGCCCATCTTCTGTAAAATGTATGCTGGGATATTGCTGGATAATCGTGTGCAGTTCTCCGGCTGGAATCCAATCTTGCTGGATAATATCTCCCTCTGGGTCGGATGTGGAAAAAGTTTCCCAAGTCCATTCGTACCAAATCATAGCTGTCCCCTTCCTTTTATTGTCATATCTTCGTTAGTCATCTTGTTCACCTTCCTTCTTGGCTAGTTTATTGATATCGGCTAATGTGCAGTCATCCCTTTCAAGTGTGATTAACAACAACTCGTAAACTTGTTCCCTGCTCATGTTATTTTTAAGATAATTCAGCAAAAAGTTGTCTGTAATTCCTTGTTCTTCATCCTTCAATCTAAAATATTCCCACAGTCCAGCCCTGTAGATTCTTGATATTCCGTTGTCCTTGATTTGCTCCGGTGTTACTCGCATCTTGTTCACTTCCTTTTATTGTTTGGCTATCGCCGACTTTTTCAAGTTTCGGCTGGGAAGCCATCCCAGCCATCATCAGGGCGAAGGGTCGGGCCTACCGGCCCGGAAGTGGTCCCGCCGCCGCGTCGGTGGCCAAGGCCAGCGCGATCACCTGGTAGACCGATTGCTCGGCCATGGCTGGCGCCAAGACCTTGGCATGGCGCAGGATCTTGTCCATGTCCAAGGTGGCCATGTATGCCGCAGGTCCTTCGATGGACCCATTTTCCCAGACCCGGAACCCGCCGCAGACCCCAGCGGGTTTGTTGTTGTTGATTGTTTCCATGTTGTTCACCTTCCTTCGTAATTTGTAGCGTTCCCATTTGCTACAATAGGAAGTATAAAGGATGGAAATACACTTGTCAACACTTTTGCGTATCAATTTGCGAAATTGATAATATTCGTTTATAATCCCCGACATGAAAGAATTAACACCTGGTCAGCTGCTGGCCAGTATGCGGAAAATAGTGAAGGGATCCTGCACCGTGTGCGGTTCCGAGTTTGAAGGAACCACCAGGCGCCAGTATTGCTCGGATAACTGCCGCAACCGATCGTCCTGGGATGCCAAGCGCGAGAAGTACAACGCCGACCGGCGGGAACGATACCGCCAGCGAAAATCCCAGCCAAAACCATCAGAACAAGCCCCGAATTAAGTGTCGGGGCTTTTCTTTTTTGAGCGTGGGAAAACATGAAAAAAAGTGTTTCGCTACAAATTCGCTACAAAACCATCGAAATTAGACATTAGAAAAGACAACAAAAAAGGGCCAAAAGGCCCAATTGCGTACTTAAAAGTGGCGGAGGGAGTGGGATTCGAACCCACGATACCCTTGCGGGTATACCGGTTTTCAAGAACTGCACATCAGGTTATTTAATCTGACATTATCTTCACTTTCTAAGGTAGATTGTAGACATTAAAGAGATTGCTAAGATTAAACAATCGTTTTTTTGCTACAAATTCCGCTACAAATTATTTAACGGGTCCAGCCGTTTAAGCCTTCCAGGATTTTGTCATTTTCGCCTAGTCTGAAATGCGTGTACGTTTCATAGGTTATTTTAGTGTTGGAATGACCCAGGCGATGGGACGCCCGTTCCAGCCCATAGCCTAGTTCGCCCAGCTTTGTGGCGTGAGTATGGCGCAATCCGTGGACGGTTATGTCAGGCAGCCCAACTATTTTGGAAACCTTTTTCAGCTGCTTCCTGATAGCGTCGGGTGTGGGCGGGATCCCGTCCATTTTAGATATGACAAACCGGTCTAATTCTTCGGGCCACGTTCCTGGTAAGCGTAGGTCAAATAATATTTGATCGCCCCGGATTCTGCGAAGTAAATTGACCAGGTCATCATGCATGGCAATAATCCGCTTGCTGGTACTTGATTTCAAGCTGCCAACCCGAAACCCGCCGCCTTCCCTGGAATGGCGGGATCTTTCAAGCTGTATATATGGCGGGTCATTATCAAAGTCTATATCGGCCCATTTAAGCCCGCAAAGTTCAGACCTGCGGAGTCCCGTGTGCAGTATCAGTTCAGTGGCATCATTTAGGTAATGGGGGTGTTCCTTTATATATTCCATATAACGGGCCACTTCCTGGTCGGTCCAGATAATAACGTCACGGCGTTTAATGCTGGGAATGTTGACCGTCTGTAGTAAGTTACGCCTGATATATTCCCGCTCTACTGCATAGCTAAAAGCGTTTCGCATAACGTCCCGAACAAGTTTAATCGACCCGGTGGATAGTGGCTTGGCACGGGTTTCAAGACGTTCAAAAAAGGCGTCCAGATGGGCCAGTGTTAGCTTTTGGATGGCTATTTTGGCCAGTGGATCTTCTGATGGGTATTTCAGCTTATCGCTATATCCTGCAAATGTGCTAGGAGTTATGGAACCCTTCCCTGGGGTGTCGTTAACGAATCGTTTTTTATATGCCAGCCATTCGTTGATGAAATCGCCCACGGTCATCTTGCTGGGATCGATATATGTGCCGTTGTCGAGACTCGATACTATTTCCCTTAATATCTTTTCCGCTTCTCGTTTGGTTCCCCTGTAGGTTTTGACGTTGACTTTTCTTTCACCGTCGAGGTATGTGTCCCATTGAATACGCCACGCGCCTTTATACCCAGAGTAAACGCCGCCCTTCATCTAAACACCATCCCCATCTTCGGCAACGGCTTCGGCGGTGTTTTTGGCCCCTTCTATAATGGTTTTACGGTAGCGTGGGGGCATTTTTCGAACGGCGTCGATCAGTTCCTTTTCGTCCGGTGTAAGGTCGTATTCAGAATGAACCCGACCCAATACGTCGGAATTCCCGTCAATTAAACCGGCCTTGATATATAGAATCTGGGGGTCAATGTCCATAGCGTCGGCCAACCGTTGCAGCGTTCTAATGCTCGGACTCACAAGATAATCAAGGTTTTTAATTGACATCATTGTCCCGCTTGATAGATTGGCAAGGGCAAATAATCGGTTCCAGTTGGTATTGTTGTGTTCAATCCAATCCTGGATATAATCGCGTAATTGTTGGAAGTTGGTGTTTGCTTCTGGCGGCATACTTTCCCCTTTTTTCACACATTCCGACCTGGTGGCCGGTCCCACAAGTGCTGCTATACCATGATAATGATTATTCGATTTGGGAAAGAGTATACCAAGCTCCCGAGGTATTGACAATGTGCCGGGACCTTTTTAATATAAATAATCCTATAAAAAGGGGGGTGCGGTTTGTGAGTATGTGGGGCGAAAACACCGTCGAAAATGATTCAAATAATGAAAATCTCAAGCAAATATTAGTCAATTATTATCCGGGCAATGATAGCGATACGATACCGCCAGATTCCACCGTTTTACTGGATAAGGGTTTGTCGGGAATGTTTCGGACAATGGTGGGCGCTTCCCCGGTAATTAATCCCCGGTCTTTCTGGAATAAAGAAGATTATTCCATCGGTGACACGGAACTATTGGCGGGATCTGTCAACCTGATGGACATGGACAACGCCGAGACGTTAAAGACTTTTTTAACGGCCATCAGGCGCGAAGATTGGGTATTAACCGAAAGCGTCATTTGTGAAGATGTTACTTTTTATTCCAACAACTGGATGGGTTTAGTAGAACCGAAACTTTTACAGGGTAATAGCTCGGCTCAATTGATGAAGGCCATACGGCAATGGCGTGACGCCCAGGGTGACTATCAAATGAAAATCCACATGGCATTAACGGCCAGGACTATGGCGTTTGCAACGTATGAAGTGGTTAAAATGGAAAACCCGGAATGGACCTTGACCGATTTGCTGGCGGGAAAACTTCCAGAAATTCCCGAACAAAAGTCGGACCTGGATGACATCAGGGCAGAGTTCCGGAAACATGCCGACACCTGGCACAAGCCGCAAACGTACCGTTTCATTGACGGCCAGCAAGAAACGCCCTCGGCAATTCCACCGATCCATCTGGAAGACCGCAAGCTGCAGACGGTGTATTATACGTTTTCACCAGATCACAAGATTCAAAGCATCCAGCATATTTTAGCAATTGCAGGGCATCATCTGAACCCGACCTATTAGAGCAATAATAAACTTTTGATTACCAGGGCCACCAAATTGGTGGCCTTTTCTTTTGTTTATTTCCATTATTAACTTCCCGAAGATTATTGCACTTCGCCGAGTTTTATTGTATTCTATGGGTATAGAAACTCGGAAAGATAGTATACTTTTCGGAAAGGGGGGAACCAGGTGAGAACGACCGAGGCGGCCAAGTTGATGGACACCACGCCTTCGATAATCAAGAAATTGATTAAGAACGGCCAAATACCACCGGATTGTGCGAAGTATTTTGCACCGGCACAGGATGAAAAATACCCGTACTACCACATCAACGGCCCAAAGTTTAAGGAATGGCTTGAAGGAAACGCACATGTTACGAACGCCAATAGCTAGAACAAACGATCCATACACCAGCCACGAGGCTGCTGCCTATCAGAACACCAGCGGGAAGCGTCAAAGCGCGGCCGAACGGTGTTTATCGGTGGTAATAGACCGCCCAGGGCTGACAGCTGGGGAAATTGGGGATGTCACGCAGTTGGGCCATATACCAGCCCAGCGCCGGCTTTCTGATTTGAAGGCGGCGGGCAAGGTGGTCATGGGGGACCGCAAAGAATACAAGGGATCCAATCAATCCACATGGTGGCCAGTAGGCCAGCAGACGCTTTTATGACCGTTGTGGGGACGGGACGAACGTGGGGACAAGAAAAATTAAAGGAAAAGGGGGAAACATGATTGCAGAGCAGTCAGGAATTATCGAATTAGTCCGTTTATGGGCTGATGGTCAGAATTTGCCGGTAGATCGACCTGACGGGTTATTGATGAATGACCTGGAAGAGTTGCGGCTATATTCGTACGAGATGGAAAAGGCGAAGTTTCACATTGAACAGCGATTACTGGAATTGATGGACGAACGTGGGGCCACTTCGATTCCATCCAATATATTCCAGTGCGAATACGAACAAAAGACCATATATGACGGCGCAAAATTTGCACCGTTAAAAGAAATATTTGTCGAGACCGATTTATATGATGCATGGAAACCTGCCTACACAGAGCAAGTCGAAGTTGCTGAAAAATGGAACGCCACGCAGGTCAAGAAACACGCGAAGCGGTACGGATCCCAGGCATTGGCGATACTGGAAAGCGCGAGACGCCTAGGGCCTAAAAAGCTGGTATTCAACCGATGGGGGGATACCAATGGTCAAAAATAACGATGTAAAAACCGCAAATTTGACCGTTGTTAGAAAGAAACGGGAACCGATGAAAGGTCCAAGCGGCAATGGTTACGGGTTCCTTTTAAGTGGCAAAGATATACCACCGGATACGTGGTTTACATGGTGGAGCGAGGACGCCCTAAACCTGGAAATCGGGAAAACCTACGACATGTCATGGATAGTGCAGATTAACGGCCAATACACCAATTGGAACATCCAGTCGGTTCATTTTGAAGATGAACCCGACAAAAACAAACCCGACGAATCAAAGTTAGGCATAGACATCACGGCCGTGGTCGGGCAAGGCGAATCAGATGAGGGGGACGAATGGGACATTTCAAACCTTAAACCGTCGGGATCTGACGATTTATTTGACTTTGCAGCACCGGCGACCAATATGCGCCCCGATCCACGCGCCCTGGGCATGTGCCAGAACAACGTGGTGGAACTGGTAGCGGCGGGATTGATACCGCTGCCCGATGACGTAAAGGGTCAGAAAGACAAAATCTTCTGCTTTATCAAGAATCTGCGGGACGAAATGTACGAAGCCACGGCTGGGCAGATGTTCCGGTCCTCGCATTATTGCAAGGCACATAAGGCAACCCGGCAGATGGGAAAGAATGGCAAATGGTTCCATCAATTGATGGAAGAACACGACGAAACACCGGCCCCTGATACCGAAATAACGGTTGACGGGTCGCGGTATTGCGTACAGGGCCAGTAAAACATCCACCGGAGCCGTCACGGGGGTGGGGTGCTGAGAATATAGGCAACACCATTAAACATTCAAGAAGTGTGGAAGCGGGGGCCAGGCGGCGGCCCAATCCACAAAACAAAGGGGAAGGAAATGTTACAGATTACCGAAACAACCGATGGGGTCTGGTGTTTTCACGAACCAGACGTCGGGGTTGGTCAATCCAAGTATGTGGTCTACCGGTACAACAGCGGCAACTTCAAGTGTGACACATGCCTGGAACGAACCTGCCCACATATCCAGAAGATAAAAACCATGCTGATGGTTGGAGCGCTGAATGACTAAGAAAACCAAACAAATGTTGAAGGTTGAAGCCGAGCAGGGGCAAAAGCTGGAAGATCTACTGCCGGGCCTGATAAACGAACACGGACGCAGTGGGGCTGCTGAGTTCGTAGGGGTTC